CGCCCGCCTATGAACCTCGCCACCCCCAAAACATCGCGCGCCCACCCCGAAGACGCCCGCGCCCAGTTGCACGCCGACCTTACCGACATCGTGCGCCGCGAAATTGGCATGAACGAAAACTTTGCCAGCGCCCACGCCGCCGCCATATTGCGCGGCCTGTGCGAAACCCTGGGGGGTAACGAGGTTTACATCCCCGCACCAGACCGCAGCGTGCGCAACGCCACCATTCGCGCCGAATTCAAAGGCAACAACGCCGAAGAAATCTGCCTCAAGCACGGCATCAGCCGCGCCACCCTGTACCGCATCGCCGCCTGAAAGTCTCATTTCACCCCTAAAAATGAGACAGCCAAACCCCTAGCCTTACCGCCATGACAACCCCCCTTGAAGACGCCCAAGCCATGGTCAGCGCCTACCTGGCCGCTGAAAAACAACTCTTGCTGGGCAAAGAAGTCCGCATGGGCGGCCCCGGCCTGGACCGCTGGCTGCGCCTTGAAGACCTGCCCGAAATCCGCGCCGGCCGCAAAGAGTGGGAAAGCCGCGCCACCGCCCTGCAAGCCACCGCCAGCGCCGCCCCCACCTTTGGCGGCCTGCGCTTCAGCGTGGCCGACTTCAGCCGCAATTTCTGACCCCACCCGCCGCCATGCCCAACCCAAAAGCCACAAACACCAACCTGGTCGACCGCCTGGTGGGCTACTTCAGCCCGCAAGCTGGGCTGCGCCGCCTCACCCAGCGCCACGCCTTCGCGCTGGCCCAGCCCGCCTATGAGGCCGCCACCCCCAGCCGCCACCGCCAGTTTTACAACGACCCCGGCAGCCCAAACCAGCTCACCCAAAAAAGCGCCGTGGCCGTGCGCAACCAGGCCCGCCAACTCCACCGCAACCATGACATCTCGCGCGGCATTCTGCGCACCATGGTCAACAACATCGTGGGCGCCAACGGCATAGGCGTTGAATTTCAGCCGCGCCGGGCCGATGGCTCCATCCATGAAGGCTACGCCAAAGCCCTGCGCGACGCCTGGCGCGAGCACATGCTGGCCCCCGAAGTCACCGGCCGCCACACCGGCGCCAAAGTGCAGCGCCTTATGGGCTACAGCTGGCTGCGCGACGGCGAAGCCTTCGCCCAAGAGTTGGTCGGCCCCGTGCCCGGCCTAGTGCACGGCAGCCGCGTGCCCTTCAGTCTGGAGCTGTTTGAGCCCGACATGGTGCCCTACGACCACGAGCCAAACGACCGCGTGCACCAAGGCGTCGAGCGCAACGCCTGGGGCCGCCCCATCGCCTACTTTGTGTACAAAAGCCACCCCGCCGAAGGCAGTGGCCTCAGCCTGTTCCCCAGCCAGCTCAAGCGCATCCCCGCAGACCGCATGCACCACCTGGCCCTGCTGGACCGCATAGGCCAAATGCGCGGCGTCAGTGAATTTGCCAGCATCATCACCCGACTTGAAGACATCAAAGACTACGAGCAAAGCGAGCGCATCGCCGCCAAAATTGCCGCCAGCCTAACCGCCTACGTCAAGCGCACCAGCCCAGACGGTTACCTTGGCCCCGAGCTCGACGCCGAGGGCAACCCCAAGCCGCGCGCCCTCAACATGGCCGGCGGCATGATCATTGACAGCCTGGGCGTGGGCGAAGAAATTGGCATGATTGACAGCAACCGCCCCAACCCCAACCTCATCACCTTCCGCCAGGGCCAACTGCGCGCCATCGCCGCTGGCGTAGGTGCCAGCTACAGCTCCATCGCCCGCGACTACAACGGCACCTACAGCAACCAGCGCCAAGAGCTGGTAGAGCAGTGGGTCAACTACGCCACCCTCACCGACGAATTCACCGGCCAATTTGTGCAGCCCTGGGTGAGTAGCTTTGTCAACATTTCAAACCTCAGCGGCGTGGTGCCCATGCCCAAAGACGTGGTACCCAGCAGTGCTGACGACGCCCTGTTCGTCGCCCAGTCCATGCCCTGGATTGACCCCGCCAAAGAAGCCAAAGCCTTCTTGAGCCTGGTGCGCGGCGGCTTTGCCAGCGAAGTAGAGGTGCTGCGCAAGCGCGGCGTCAACCCCCGCGACATGCTGGAGCAGGTCAGCGCCTGGCGCAAAGAAGTGGCCGACAAAGGCCTCGTCTTCACCAGCGACGGCGCGGTGCCTGAGACCGGCGGTGTTGATGCGGCTGACGCCGTGCAAGACGCTGTGCAAGAGGTGCTGCCATAAGCGCAGCCCAGCAAGCCATTAATTTAAGGACACCCCATGCCCATCGCATCCACAGACATCAAATACCACCTATCAGGCGGTGCAGCCAACAGCAACCCCGCACTCTCCATTGGCGGCGCAAAATCCTCAGTCGTTCGAGGCACTGACATCTTTGACGCCGTTAGCAGCGCAGAGGCCAGTGCAGGCCGCGTGGAGTACCGGCTCATCTACGTCAGCAACACCCACGCCACGCTCACGCTCTTGGGGGCCAAGCTGTGGATCAACCTCAACACCCCCAGCGCGGACACCGACATTGCCGTGGGCTTGGCCGCTGCGGGCATGAGCGCGGCAGAGACGACCATTGCCAACGACACCACGCCCCCCGCAGGTGTGACCTTTTCCGCCCCGGGCAGCTTTGCCGCTGGCTTGGTGCTAGGCGACATGGCCCCCGGTGCGTATTACGGGGTGTGGGAGCGGCGCACCGTCAATGCGGGTGCAGCATCGGCCAATGACAGCTACACCCTGCGCGCTCAGGGCGACACCAATCCGTAAGGGGCTGACATGATCCAGTCCAGCACCTACACCGAAGGCCCGCCCCAAGCAGACGGGCGGCGCTACGTCAAAGAGCGCCACATTGATGATGCGGGCAAGGTCTACGAATTCGAGTGGCTGGGCACGCAAGACGCGGGCGCGGTCATGGCTGCGCGGGCTGAATCCTTGAGTGCGCAACTGGTGGCGCAAGCCGAGGCGCTGGCGCTGGTATCCGGCACGCAATTGCCACTGACCAAGCTGCAATTTCGCAAGCTGTTTACCCAAGCAGAGCGCGAGGGCATCGACGCCTTGCATGCAGGCTTTGAGGCACTGGCCTATCTGACTGACGAGCAAAAAGCCGCCATTCGCACCGGGCTGGAGGATTACCGAACCGCTGAGAACATCGCCAAGCCGTTTGAAGCTGGTGTGTTTGCAATGGTGGACATGTACCAGGCCCTCGGGCTGTTGACGCCTGAGCGTGCGGCGGAGGTGCTGGCGTAATGGCTAATATTTACGTAAAGCACACAGGTAGTAATGTTTCGCCATATAACTCTTGGGCTACTGCCGCAACGACTTTGCAGGCGGCTATTGCAATAGCCACAACCTCAGACACAGTTTTTGTGAGTTCAATGCATACCCAGTCAACGGCAGGATTTGTCGGTTCAGGCGGTGTATTTTTGGATTACATGCGGATTATCAGTGTGAGTGACGCATCCGAGCCGCCGACTACGCTTCAATCCGGCGCAGTTATTAATGTCACATCGGGCAATCTCCTGCTGGATTACCGGGGTGTTTACGTATATGGAATTAACTTCTCAAGCACAGGGACTTTTCGGGCAAGCAGTGGCGAAAGGGAGGGGAATGTCACCTACGAAATGTGCGGAATAGAAATTAAAAGTGGGGCGAAAATGGTTCCCGGTGCTATGCAGCGAGGCACCCCGCTATTCAAAAATTGCGTTTTTAAGTTCTTAGGCACCTCTTCATATATTGAAAATCCATACATGCGGATTACTGGTGGGAGTGTTGCGTCGGGGTCGTTGGCTCCGAGCAATGGTTTTTTCGGGAACGGAACTTGCAAGGTTTCGGTTGATGGGTTTGATTTTTCAAACATGCCATCTTCTATCAATATGCATAACAGTAACGAACACAATGTTTCTGTTATTTTGAGAAATTGCAGGTTGCCAGCTTCGTGGTCGGGCGTCATTAATGCGGGGACTACTTACCAAAATGACCAAACCTACGCTATGTATAACTGCGATAGCGCGGATACAAACTACCGACTGCGTATTGAGTACTATGGCGGCGTGGTATCCAGCGAAACCGCAATAACCCGAACAGGCGGCGCATCGGACGGAGTGACGCCGTTGTCTTGGAAGATGTCCGCAAACGGCAATTGCTCATACTTTACATCTGAAATATCGTCGCCTGAAATCGTCGTGTGGAATGACGCCACAGGCACAGCAAAAACTATCACGGTTGAAGTACTCACCGACAACGTGACGCTGACCGATGCTGAGTGCTGGCTGGAAGTGCAATACCTCGGCACTTCAGGCTTTCCGCTGGGCTCGTTCATCACAGACGCTAGGGCCAATGTGCTGGCAACCGCGTCGAATCAAACCACCAGCACCGAGGCATGGGCAACCACCGGCCTGACCACGCCCGTCAAGCAAAAACTGAGCGTGACTTTTACGCCGCAGGAAAAAGGCTTTGTCCACGCGAAAGTGATGCTGGCGAAACCCAGCACGACCGTCTACGTGTGCCCCAAGGCTAGCGTGACCTGATGGCCGAGCGGCAAATACCGGGCGGGCCGTACCTTGTCGAGTCAGGGGCGGGGCAGTATCAGATACCTGGTGCGGCGTATTGGGCGCAGGCGGGCGGAGAGCCTGCTGGCACTACCACTGTCTCATCCGACGCCAGCGCCTCCTACGCTATTCGCGCCGCCATCACATCCGACGCGGCCGCCAGTTACCCTGTGCGCTCAGCCACCAGCAGCGACACCACCGCCGCTTACCCCCTGCGCGCTGCAACGCAATCTGACACCGCAGCCGCATACGCCATCCGCAGCGCAGCCAGTGCCGACGCCTTGGCCAGCTATTACGTGCTGGGTCTGGTGCAAAGCGATACCGCAGGCAGCTATGCCGTGCGCGCCGCAGCCCAGTCTGACGCGCTGGCCTCCTACGCCATCCGCTCCGCGGTGCAGTCTGATGCCTTAGCCAGCTACGAGATTTTGAGCGCTGGCGTGGTGTTCAGCGACTCGCCCGCAAGCTACGCCATACGCGCCGCGGTGCAGGCCGATGCAGCCGCCAGTTACCCCGTGCGCAGCGTGGCGCAAGCAGACGCAGCAGGTGCCTATGCCGTGCGCGCAGCAGTGTGGTCCGACGCGGGTGCGAGCTACGCGGTGGAGGGTGCGCTGGTGGCGGTGTGGGCTGATGCGACGGCTAGTTATTTTGTGGATGGGGTAATGGCCAGTGGCGTTTACCCCAGTCAGACCACGGTTTTGGCGGGCGTGCAGTACGGGCCTACGGGCGTGGAGTACACGGGCACGTTTGTGTTTGCCACGCCGGGCGACATTGCAGCAGCAGTGCTGGCCAGCCTGAACCCCACCAGCATTGCCGACGCCGTGTGGGCCAAAGAGTTGACATGACCGCCCTTGAGCGCCTGAAGCAAATCACCAGTCGCACCACGGGCAGCACGGGCGCGGCACTGCGCAGCCTGGCGGTGGCGGGTGGGTTGGCGGGTGCGTTGCTGGTGTCTTACTCGGGCTTGCCCGTAGGCACGGCGCGCCAGCACTTGCTGGCCAGTGGCCAGCTGGCTGTGCCAGTGGCGGCGCACTTGCAGGTGGTGCCCGCGGCGCGCTTGTGGGTGGCGGCGCAGCCGGGCAGGGCGTTTGAGGCCGCTGTGCGTGTGCGCCCGCTTTGCGTGCTGCCCCCGGTGCGGGTGTGGGTGCCAAGCGCGGTGCCCCGTGGTTTTGCAGTCTGCGCCCCGGGGCGTGTTTTTTGTGCACAAGCGGTGGTGCGGGCTTGGGCGGCGCAAGACGCGCTGCGCCTGCTCACCGCCACCCCACTGGCCCGCCCTTGGGCCACGCAGCCACCCCCGCGCAATATGGCCTTTGTGCCCGCCGCCCGAATTTTCAAAATCAGCCAATAGGCCAACCCGCGTACAGCACCCACACCATGAACAACCTCACCATTGGCCCCAAAGACACCGCTGAAATTAAAGTGGTTGAATTCCAGTTTGCCCAAGAGTTGGCCGCAGATGAGGCCCTCGCCACCGTCACCGTGGCCGCCCTTGACGCCACGGGCACCGACCCCCTGGCCGCCAGCCTGGTGGTGGGCGTGGCCAGCATTGTGGGCACCAGCGCCTTCCAGAAAATAGGTGGCGGCGTGAAAGACGTGGTTTACCGCCTGCGCGCCACCGGCACCAGCAGCACGGGCAATGTGCACGTGGTGGCGGCTGACCTGAAAGTGGTTGAGCTGTAGGCACACTGCAAATAGTCTCATTTCACCCCTAAAAATGAGACACACAAAAACCCAAACTTGCGCCCATGACGCAAGTTACACCCACCACCCCTAGCGCGCCCCCCAGCGCCGCCCCGGCCACCGCAGCGCAGGCTGCACCCTGGTACAGCATTCGCCAGCGGGCCACCGCCAGCGGCATTGCCCAGGCCTTGGCAGCCAAAGACACCCCCCAGTCCAGCGCCGAGATTTTGATTTACGGTGACATTGGTGACAGCTGGTATGAAGAAAGCGTCACCGCGGCCCAGTTTGTCAAAGACATTGGCGCCCTCAGCGTGGACGCCATCACCATCCGCATCAACTCCATTGGTGGCAGCGTGCCAGACGGCACCGCCATTTACAACGCCATCAAGCGCCACAAAGCGCATGTGACTGTGGTCATTGACGGCGTGGCCATGAGTGTGGCCAGCGTCATTGCCATGGCGGGTGACACCGTTGAAATGGCTGACAACGCCATTTTGATGATTCACGCCCCCTGGACTTATTCTGCCGGCAACAGCACCGCCCTGCGCGAGCAGGCCGACATGCTGGACCAATTTGCCGCCGCCCTGGCCACCAGCTACGCCGCCAAAACCGGCCAACCTGTAGAGACCATGCTGGCCCTCATGCTGGACGGCAAAGACCACTACTACACCGCCGCCGAAGCCTTGGCCGGCGGTTTCATTGACGCCATCACCACCGCACTGCCCCTGGCTGCCAGTGCCACGGTTGATGCCAAACGCTTCCAGCGCCCGCAAGGCGCTGCACCCGTGGCAGCCGCCACACCCACCCCCGCTGCCCAGGCAGTTATTACCCCGGAGATTTCAATGACTGTACAAGTCGACAACAAGGCGGCTCCCGACGCATCCGCCATCCTTGCCGCTGACAAACAGCGCCGCACCGACATCAGCGCCAAATTCACCGCCTTCGCCCAGCGCGACGGCGTGGCCGCCTTGCAAAAAGCCTGCGAAGACGACCAGGCCTGCACCCCGCAAGCCGCCGCTGACAAGTTGCTGGCCCACATGGGCGCCCAGTGCGCCCCCATTGCCGGCCACATTCGCACCGTGGAAGACGAAGCCGACAAAACCCGCGACGCCATCACCCAAGCCCTGCTGGCCCGCGCCGGTGTGGTCGCCAAGGGCGACAACGGCCAAGTGCAGCGCGTGCAAGCCGACAGCCGCAACCCCTACCGCGGCCGCACCCTGCTGGCCCTGGCCGAAAGCAGCCTGGTGCGCGCCGGCATTCGCACCGAAGGCATGGACAAAATGCAGATTGTTGCCAGCGCCTTTACCCAGGGCACCAGCGACTTCACGGTGCTGCTGGAAAACGCCATGCACAAAGCCCTGCAGGCCGCTTACGCCGTGGCCCCAGACACCTGGAGCCGCTTTTGCGCCACTGGCTCGGTGAGCGACTTCCGCGCCCACAACCGCTACCGCGTGGGCTCGTTGGGCAACCTGCTCAGCAAGACTGAGCTGGGTGAGTTTAAAAACCAGTCTATCCCTGACGGTGAAAAGTCCGCTGTGACCGTGGGCACCAAGGGTTACATCATCAACCTCAGCCGCGAGGCCGTCATCAACGACGACCTGGGCGCCTTTGTGGGCCTGTCCACCAGCCTGGGCCGCGCCGCAAGCCGCACCGTTGAGGCCGACGTTTACGCCCTGTTGGCCAGCAACCCCGTGTTGGCAGACGGCATTGCACTGTTTCACGCCAGCCACAACAACCTGGCCGGCGCTGGCACGGTCATCAGCGTGGCCAGTGTTGACGCCGCCCGCATGGCCATGGCCCTGCAAAAAGACGTGGGCAACAACGACTTTTTGGACCTGCGCCCCTCGGTGTGGGTGGGCCCTTTGAGCCTGGGCAGTGCAGCCCGCACGGTCAACGGTGCCGAGTACGACGACGACGCCCAGAAAAACCAGCGCAAGCCCAACGTGGTGCGCGGCCTGTATGGCGACATTGTGGACACCCCGCGCCTCAGCGGCACCGGCTGGTACAGCTTTGCCGCCGCCAATGACGCCCCCGTCATTGAGGTTGATTTCTTGGACGGCAACCAAACCCCTTACCTGGAGATGGAGCAAGGCTTCACCGTGGACGGCGCCCGCTACAAGGTGCGCCTTGACTTTGGCGTGACCGCCATTGACTACCGCGGTGCCTACCGCAACCCAGGCGCCTAAAGCCACTGCATGGGCGGGCTAACCCAGCCCACCCATGCCGCTCCAAGCACTCCACCCCCTTATTTGAAAGACATTCATCATGACCAATAAATTTGTTCAGCCCGGCATGGTTATTGACCACACGCCCGCCGGCGCCATTGCCAACGGCCAAGTGGTCGTTATTGGCAAGCGCATTGGCGTAGCCCTGACGGCCATTGCCGCTGGTGCCACCGGCCCCCTGCAAACCGAAGGCGTTTTTGAGTTGGCCAAACTCAGCACCGACGTGGTAGCCGTGGGCGACCTGCTGTACTGGGACGCCGGCAACAGCCGCCTGACCGTCACCGCCTCTACCCACAACCTGGCGGGCTACGCCATTGCTGCCGCTGGCAGCGGCGTGGCACTGGCCAAGGTCAAGATCAACGCCTAAGCGCGCTTGAGTCACCCCACCTCAGCCACCCACTTAGCGCATTTGCCATGACCTGGTTGCAGCTCCAAGACCGCACCAATGCCGCTGTGATGGCGGTGTTTGGCAGCGCCCTGGTGGCCCAGGGCACGCAAGCGGTGCTGGGCTGGGCGGAAGTGGAGGGTGATTTTGTG